ACTCGTTCCAACATTAACTGTGAACTCTGACTGCTTCCCTGTTGGATCAAGCATAACCTCATCAAAATTCATTGTAATGATTGTTCCGGTTATGTCTGTCTCAGCACTGTCCATTATAGGATTGGCGCCGAAGGAGCCGGATGAAGAAACATCCCAATATCCATAATCGTATCCGGTAAACCATGTATCGTTTATGTCGTAAGAGAAGAAGGGCAGTGTCACTATAGAAGCTATATTAGATGTGTATCTCACTCCTTCTGGGCGAGGAAGAAGCATGTCCTGATTTATCATATCCATAACAATTTGAGGAAGGCTTCCTGTAAATGTTATGGTGCAACTCATATCTTGATTATCAACAAGTTGCATTCCAACATTTGGAAATAACTGCGCCCATAGAGCATAAATAGAATCAACCTGTCCATTCCAAGAATTCACCCCTATCTTGAATCTAAGAATACTTCGATATAACTCATCCGTAAGAATAGGGCTTGAACCATCGGTAGGATTAAACGGAAGGTACCGAGACTGTCCCAATGCACTTCCCAACGCATCGAGTTGTACACCAACAGCGTTGTCAATGTCAAAATACGTGTACATGTTTTCTGTTAATGAGTCCACATCAATAAGCATCTGTAAAACACCAGTTAGCCAGGCAATAGCATTTGGCGACATTTGGTATTGATGTGTTACTAACCCTAAATAATAATTGAGATTTTTATACGCCATAATTATAAATTATCCACAACTATAATATAATTTGGACTTGTTATTTGTCCCAAAGTTACCTGATTAAAGGAAATTGAAATATCTGTTGTTCCACTAGGACTTGATGTAAGTCCCGCTTTCAATGATTGAACAGAAAAGAGAGGTCTCGTAATATCTGGCATTGCGCTAAGTGCAGCACCATACAAAGCTGATATTGTCAATCCTTCTCCAATTTGCAAAGAATTTAGATACAGGGCAATCTGTGATTGTATAGTCGCCTTTGTTGCTGTGGTATACCCCGGAAGTTGATGAACACCTACAGAAACATAAATAGGTACATACGTGGGACGATAAAACCGTATCGTCATTGCAACGCCAGTATCTGGATCAGTAACTGATATACTTGTAGTACCGTTTGTATAACATCCTAAACCCCTATTAAAAAATATTGCTGTTGCAATATCTAAATCAAGGCCTCCTTCAACAACAGCAGTAACTGAATGAGGTGGATTTCCATAAAGATCGTAGGAATTTGTATTATTCTCAACCACATTATAACGAGTAACATTTGCTACTGCTGCAATAGCTGCAATTGTTCCTGAAAGCATTGTATGTGAAGCCATCTTTGTGCTCAAAAATTGTCTTGCTCTCAACTGAGAATCTGTCTCTACAGGTTGCCCTACCACAGCAGCCACTGCATTTGTTACTGATGTCCATCCTGCCTGAGGTGTAGCAATATTGCTGATATTCCCAGGCAACGCTGTTACCGCCCCTATAGTCTGACATATAGCTGTAACAGAAACCGTTCTACCAACACCTATTGTGATTGATGATGGTAAGCTCCAATTAAAACCATTCACATCAGTAACAACACCATTGGTTATTACTGCTCCTACAGTACCTGTTAAGATTACTATACAAGTAGAATAAGATGCTGATTTTCTCGACAATCCGTTCAACTTTACAAGGGAGTCAAGTGCTGATCCGATGGCTGTTACGGGACTTCTATTATTATATTCCAGTTGAAGTCCTTGCATTGCATCATTTATTTTCAATGCTAATATTGATAAGAATTGATAGTCCCATGAATCATTTGCAAGATAAACATTCTGACCATAAATGTTCTGATAAGCACTTATCAAATAATTCAAGATAGCATTGTAAGTTGGTATTGTCAGCCCCGCAGAACTTATGCTGGGCGCAACATACGCCGATGTATATATGATTGCCATTCTTTATCCTCCCACAGGCGTTACTTGCCAAGGTGATACATTAGTTTGAGTATTAGTAAAAGTACCAACAATTTGTATTATTCCACCAAATGACACGTTAGCTTGACAAGAAAATGTATACGCCCTAGTTGCTGCATTATAAGTTGTTGTTACACTGAATAAACTACTAACATAAGGTGTTCCAAGAATTCTTTGTTGTATCAAAAGACCAATAGCATTACCTTGGCCAGCTCCCATAACTCCAAGAATTCCTTGTAGCATTGGAAGGCCATCGTTGAGGTCAGCCCACCACTCCTCTGCCCACATATTGAGCCGCGTCATAACAGCCTGTGCTACAGCATAAATATCTTGCACGAAATCATTCTGCCCCTGGCCGTACACGGGATCATAAGATGACGACAATCTTCTATAAACTACCGTGGGCATTTTATGTAACCGCTCCTTACCACTTAAAATTAGTGCATCCGAGGTTACTTCTTAAACTTTCTATCTTGGACTTTAAGTCAATTAAAGCCTGAGTAAGCTGGGCTATTTGGGCAATAATTTTAGTGATCCCTCCCGTCATGGTATCTATAAACTTCTGTATCCAAGTTATTACATCATTTATATTTTTTGGAGGGTTTGTCAAGAGTTCTAAATCTCCTTGCGTGCCTGTCAAATCCTCAATCGTCTCTTCTATCCAAGTTTTTATCCTATCATAGAATTCTTGCAGCTGTTCACAATTTGTGATATTTTTACACTCTTCTGTTAGCTTATTTAATTCATTAGTAATTGGATCTGATGCCATCTTTACACCTCTATTCCTACTATTAGCCCATCTTTAACGGTTATCAACTGCCCTGTCTGCGAAGTAAAAGCTCCTGTAGCCCCTTGAGGTTCAGGATTACCACCTTCCGTCGTAACACTGTCTGTATAGACAGGACCTATCATATTTATACAGTTATCAGTTAACTCAATCATTATTGTTCCCTGCTTGTTTCTTATCTGCAAATTGTTCTCGGACACTGGAACCATCTTCGTAAAATGAGCTTCATCTTCATTCGGGATAGACATTGACATTGAAATATCTTGTATACAAATATATATATCACCTCCACTTGAACATATATCTCCTTTTACATAACCTTCCCCTAGCTTCCAAGACAGAGGACCTCCTAAGGATCGGCGTTGGCTAAAGGGACCTACTATTGCAAAGGCATCTGAAAAGTCATGACGCCGCCCCTCCATTCTGTTTTGTATACCCCCACTCTGCCACCAAGCATCTATGCAAAGATCTGCAAAAATAACAAGACATTCATCTCCCGGTTGAACGGGGAAGGTAATCACAAACCCCCCGCCATTTGGAAAAATTATAGGTACTTCTCCAAGTAGAGGTATTTCTACATTCGTAGGGATTCCATCCAACTTTATCGTTTCTCTAATAGCACACTGCACTTGTACGGTTTGTGTGTTAGGATCAAAAGACATAATTATTCCAGGCAATGCAACCCTTAGTTGCACAGCCGCACGTTCAATGTCCATTCCCCACTGGTAGCAATCAAGCGCAAGTCTAGTAGGAATATTTGGAGGCGGCTTTGCTGTCATCCGTTAACATCCTGTTTAGGTGTCGTTGTAGGTGCACTCACGTCTACCAAAAGACCTGTAATACCATAAATATTGCTATATCCTATAACCTCTGTGTACCAGTCATTTCCACGGGTGTCTCCATAGTGATGGATACCACCAACATTGTAGTAGCCATCCTTATCTAAAAATGAAGGATTGACTCCAAGCTCCTTCTTCATTTGTCTAATGGTCGAGTTGTCAATGAAAATCTGCATAGGAGGATTTACTTGTATTTTAATTCTTGGGTCTAACAATGTCTTAAATGTTATACCATCTTTTATTTGTTGTGGAACACCAACAAGACCAGTTTTTGAATTGATAACCAGAGCTTGTCCCTTTGGTACATCCTCCAGTATATTTCCCATATTAATACCTTTATCACTCAACCACGTCTGCCAGCCATTATCATCTGCCATTCTCTTCAAGTAAAACCCGGGAGTATTAAACAAAATCTTAGTTCTTGGTTTTTGAAGAGGTAGAATTGTATTTGGTACACTGCCTATTTCAAGCGGTGTATGACACGAAGATGCCATTGCAGTTATAAGATCAGCCTGTTCCATCATGGCAGGTGTTAAAGATAGATTAATAAAGTTTTCAGCTTCTTCTATCTTTCCTACAACACATCTGAGTGTTGTTTTGTAATTAACTACATCTACACGATCCCACATAGGCTGCCAAACTTTACCTTTGAAAATCACACCAAATGGTGCTTGGTCTTGATACCCGGCACTAAGGATTATGTCGTCTCCGTACTGTATTGACATATTCGTCTTTTCGCTAAGATTCCATAGTATAATATCTGCAAACCAAAAGGCTTGATATCCTGGTTGAAAAACATCAAATGAAACCTGAATAGATTCTGGGTCAGAAAAAGACTTACTATCAGTAGTAAGGTATGGTGAACCGTTTGCCAACAATGATAACGACCATCTTCTTCCAAAAAGATTATTAGACATAAAATTCCTGATAATACTTGTTAGTTGTCAGTCCAATAAAGTACAAAATCAGTTCCTAGATTTTCCTGTTCAGGATAGTCCATGTTTATATTACTGGCATTTATTACATAAGCAGACCCAATATTAAGATAGTCATATTGCCCAAAAATATTTCCAGCAGGGTACTGACCAGTAATAAGAGGAATTGAATCTAAAATTAAAATTCCCGTGACCGCATTCCATATTGTCATTACCCAGTACTCCGAAATTTCATTCCACATTATTTCCAAGGCAAGGTAGATTGTTCCGCCATTTATGGAAAGAGCTACACTAAACTGTTGGTCTGAATCACTTGTCAAAGGTACTATTTGAGCACTCATTAATGTTCTCCAAAGTCAGGAGACTGCCAACCTGTAGGAATAA